AAATGCCTCATTAAATGTACTCAGGTCTTGTTAAATGCCTCATTAAATATCTCATTAAATGTACTCAGGTCTTGTTAAATGCCTCATTAAATGTACTCAGGTCTTGTTAAATGTACTCAGGTCTCATTAAATGCCTCATTAAATGTACTCAGGTCTTGTGATCTTAGACCGCTCACTATCATAAAACCTCCGAAATGTCAAGCGGGTAGCATCAGGGTTTGCCAACATTCTCACAAAATCTCATAATCGTTCCGCATAAATACTGAGCGACACTTGACATTCAAACCATAAGATCTTACACTGTAACAGTCAATCAACCGCAGAGAGTTTCTCATGGTCTCCTATCTTAAGGCACAAAAGCGTCGGATACGCATTACTTTAGACATGGAAGTTATGGAGGATTTCGATCCTCGTCAGATTGATTATGAGAAGATTTTTAACCTCGAACCGACAGAAAAGGTTGAGGTTTATGTAGAAGATATGAATATTGACTGGTAAAATATCAATTAGCAAAACGGTATCAACCGCTACAGAACGCCGAGGCGAAATGTGGGATTCTATAAGGGTCGAAGGGAACACACCCCATGCAACTTGAGATTCACGGATGGCAGATCGAAACCCTGAAGCAGGCACTCAAAGAGTCTGATTCCCTTTGGGAGGATCGGATCCAACAGGCAGAACGTGGTGAGCGTTCCAACCTGAGCGTCGATGGCGCTCGAATGATGCAAGATGACCTGCGTGCCATCTTGGCACAGATCAAGTGGCAGTCAGGTTCCTGAACTGTCACATAGGGTCTTTACAAGACCCCCATTATCTGCAATACTTAAAGAGTCAAAGGAACAAACACATGAGCACCCTCTGCACTCAAGAGTTCGCCACCCCCGAGCATTTCGCACGTTGGGAAGCACATGCTAAAACCTGCGACATGTACACTCTAAAATATGTTATTAAGGACTGCTATTCTGCCGCCGAAAATATGAAAGGGTGGAACCCAATTCGTGAGGGTTTCTATCTTGATCAGGCAGCAACGTATGGCATGGAGTTTACACGTAAGAATCGGGAATTGCCTGCAGGTTTGTGTCATCGAATCTGAGGTGTGACAATCACCAAACCGTCCACAACCGCTTGATCTCCTCCCTAAAACGACCTACTATAGGTTCATCGGGGGGAGGAAACAAACCCCGCACACATTACGTCACTTCTCACAATGCGTAAGATCGAATCTCTGATGATTGCCGCCATTTCCAACAACGAGAACTGGCAGTCTGCTAACACCGCTGTAACCTACTGTGAGGAAACTGGCGAGTCTAAGGTTTACCTCCATGGCAATCACATTGCCACTGTGGGTGAAGATTTCGTACAAATCTTCGATGGTGGGTATCAGTCAAAGACCACTAAGTCTAGACTGAATGCTATTCTCTCTGAGCACGCAATCGAGGGTGAGTATGTATTTCAACGCAACTTTAAGTGGTTCGTTCATAAGTTCATCGGACAGGCAGGAACTTCTAAGGTTTATAACACCTTCGAGTTTAACGGTGAGTTTATGTTCGCCTGATAACTAATGAGAATGGGATGCGCTCTAAAGACACCCAAACCGTACACTTTGATTTCTTATTTCACAATGAACTTCGCTATCTCCAACAGCACCGCAATCGAGAACATCGCTCTGGAAGATAACACCGCCACCCTCACTTTTACTGGCGGTCGTGCTTATGATTACACGGTGACCGATGTCACCAACTTCGTAACTTCGCTCAGCAAGGTGATCGAAGCAGGGGAAAGTGTTGGCAAGTTCGTCAACATCGCGATCAAGAATGAGACCCTGCAGCGTATCGCTGCCTGAGTGTAATCGTGGGGGCATTCGTTATACACAGTGCCCCCACTTATTCTTTACACACATTCCTAAATCTTATTCGTTATTCTTTATTCGTGCAATCGCAGTTTATTCGTTATTCGTAACAGCAGCGATTACGATTTATTCGTTATTCGTATTAACAGTAAATGCGATTTGCGGGTTATTATAATAAGCGGGCGTACCGTATAAAAACGCTTAACTACCCTAACCTACAGAGGTGACAAAGCGCGAGAGTGATATAAGACTCTCAAAAAAAAATCCGAGGGGTATAAGAGTAGTCTAAGAGGTTTTATCAGAGATGAAAAAACGGCGACCGTATTGGAACTTTTGGAAGGTTGTATTAGCAGGATGGATGATTAGGTATCCGAAAGTATTTCTTCGTATCTTAGGGATTCCGACAGGCATTGCATTAGTATGCATATATAAAGCGGTAACAAACTAAGAATGATTGAAAAAATCGGCGGTAAATTTTTATATGGATAAAGTTTATCACATATATGCAAAAGATAGATGTATTATTCATAATGTATCAGAGGAAGACTTTGATACAGTATGGAGGACTTTGAATACTCTGGTAGAGTTTTTAAATACGGAGTATAAATCAGAGGATCTAAGTTACTTAGAGTGTTTATCTAGTAGGGACAATACGATAAACGCATCGTATTGACAAGAGATAAATAAGACGTTAGAGTTTGATTTGAGGTTGATTATTCACTCATGGCAAAAGGATTCACAGTAAAAGCAAAAACCCCCACAGCGGGCGCACCAGTTGAGGACTGGGATTATGAAGCAATCAAAGAGAGGATGCGAGGCAAGAGCATTGTATTCTGTCTACCAGGAAGGGGATGTTCATTTACATTTCTAAAAGCATTTGTACAGTTAGCATTTGACTTAGTACAAAACGGAATGAGTATTCAGATTTCACAAGATTACTCATCGATGGTCAACTTTGCACGTTGTAAGTGTCTTGGTGCAAATGTACTACGTGGACCTGATCAGATTCCCTGGGATGGAAAACTACAGTATGATTATCAACTATGGATTGATAGTGACATTGTTTTCAACACTCAAAAGTTTTGGCAACTATGTGATCTAGCAGTACCAGCAGAAGGGGAAGAGAAAGAGATTGTTGCTGGTTGGTATTCTACAGAAGATGGTCGTACTACATCAGTAGCACATTGGTTAGAGGAGGATGATTTCCGTAGTAATGGTGGTGTCATGAATCATGAAATGGTTGATGGTATCAGCAAGCGTCGTAAGCCATTCACTGTTGATTATACAGGATTCGGATGGGTTATGATTAAGAATGGTGTATTTGAGCATGAGGATATGAAGTATCCATGGTTTGCACCTAAGATGCAAATTTTTGAGTCTGGTGCAGTACAAGACATGTGTGGAGAGGATGTGTCATTCTGTCTCGATGCTATTGAAGCAGGATTTGAAATCTGGTGTGATCCACGTATTCGTGTAGGACATGAAAAAACCCGAGTCATCTGATCCAAGGGTTACAATCTATTATGATGGAAAGATCCTTTATAAAGATTTAACTTACGATGAAACAACTGAGATGCTTGACGAAATGGCATCTCAGTTTTATGATAACAATGCATACGATCCAAACAAAATCGAACTGGAGATTAACTGATTATGGCAAAGCGACCTAGTTTTACTGGCGGGCAAAAGATTGAGTCCAAACCCAAATCTACCCTTCAGGGTCAAGGGAAGAACACAAAATATGCTGCCACATCTCGTAATAATGCTCGCAAACCTTATCGTGGTCAGGGCAAGTAATGAAAGTCTTTGATGAATACTCACAAATTCATCAAGATGACCTTTGGGTTTATAATAAACTTATTTTAAGTCGGAAACTTGTGGACCTTCTGGAGTCCCTGTACCCAAGTTTCCGACTTTTTTATTGTCAGACCTTGTATGAATTTTATGGGTATGGGGCGCTTTACTCGGAAAGAACCGATTTTAACCGTAAGAGGCATACAAAATCACGGAAAAGCTCTCTATAAATGGGAAAAATGGTAAATATAAGTATATGGAAGATCCAGATTACTTAAGAAGGGGATTTTTAATAGACTGATACGGGATAGAAACCCCGTAAAAAGTTCTGTTAACATAACTAGGAGTAAAAAGATGGCTATCCATCCAGAACCAGATAGAGATGTAAACTATATGAAAGAGATTTGGGGAACAACAAGCTTAATCACCGATTATTGGGCAGGAAGATCAAAACCTAAAATGCTTCGTGAGATTGCAGAAGACGATATGACACCTAAAAAGCATGATTTTAAAGTGCAAAAAGAGGTTCATGAAAGGATTCGCAATGATGATGACTATGATGACTGGGAATATGGAACAGAACCTATATTTGGGTGATAAATAAACATAGTTTAAATACTATTAAATGCCATTAGAACGGGTATCAGCGGGTTTTAAGGATATTAGTGCAAGTTTTCAGTTTAACCCACTGAATAGGGACCTTATTGCAATCAAAAATGAGACCGCAATAGCCCGTTCTATTCGAAATATTGTAATGACTACCCCTGAAGAGAAACCATTTAATCCAAGATTTGGTTCTAGAGTATCAGATCTTTTATTTGAAAATATGGATTTTGC